GTCGTGGAGGCTGGCTGGCAGAACAGCAAGAGCAACTTCCACGGCTACTACGGCCGTCGGGGCGAGAAGATAGCGAAGAACGTAGGAGCCAACCACGAGACCGGCAAGAAGCTCATCGAGCTGTGTGTGCATTGGGGCATCCCCGTCGCCGAAATGGCCCCTCTACCCCTCAAAATCGGCGGTATGTACATGTGGAGAGGGCCGGATGGCAAGATAACCCACGAGGAGCTGGTGGCCGTCACCGGCCTGAAAAAGTCCCGGAGCAATCAGGAAGAGCGGGACGCGGCCCTGCTGGCGTGGCGGCTGGCGGGCCTCCCTTTGAGAATCAATAAACGCAAATAGATATGAACGTACTGGATAAATACACAAAGGCCATCGACGGCCTGAAAGAGGCCAACAGGAACGTGGCCGAGGCTCACCTTCAGTTCAGCGCCGTATTCCGCGCCCGCCTGGAGGACCTGTCGCTCATCGAGAAGATTCACGGCTGGTACATCGAGACCGCCCGGGAACATGCTTTCAGCGGCGACGGGACCACCAATAACAAGCAGTTCGTGTTCCTCATCCTGAACCTCTATTCTCCCGCCTCACTGGTGGGCGGCGGCATCAACAAGAACCTGCGCCGGGCCATCGCCTCAGCGCTGGGAATCAAGGCCAATACGGCCATCTACAAGATGCGGTCCTGCGCCGTCAACTGGTACGACATCTATCCCAAGTTCCGGGGCGAGTGCAACACGGCCATTTCAGAGGTGGACCGCACGCTGATTGCGAAGGGCCTCCTTTCCTGACCCGGGACCGCCTGGGCAGAAGAAAGCCGGGCAGCTGTTGAGGCTGGCCCGGCTTCTTTTGTGTCGTTCGCAGGTTTATTTGCGGTGTACCTCGATAACTCGCCCGAGGTGGTAGGCGATGGTCCAGAACGCAAAGCGCGGCACGCCGTCGCGGTCTTCGCGTATCATGTCAGGGGTGAAGCTGTAGCCGGTGACTTCGACCAGGGCCGTGTCTCGCTCTTTGTTGTAGCCGACGGCCAGATACAGATACCTGTACGGGCGCGGCAGGAACGGGAATCCTCCGTCGATGTAGTCATCGACGTAGTAGCGGCGCGTCGGGTCGGTGGCGACAGCTGGGTTCAGCCTGTAGCCGGTGGCCGGGTCCTTGATGAGGTATTTGTTGGCGGTCAAGCCTTCCTTCACCTCGCGGTACTCGGCTTTCTTGGTCCCGGCGATGATGGCATCGAAATAGACCTGCTTGATAGGTAGGTAGAGGGTGTTCTGCTTATTTGGTTTCTCCATCCTCTGCACCTCCTTCTGCGGTCCTGATGCTCACCGGGAAGGTCTGGCCGCAGTGCGGGCAGCGCACCTTGGTCTTGACTTCGCCGTCAGCCAGGATTTCAGATACAGGCACGTCGAGCGCTTCAGCTATGGCCGTCAACTTCGACAGGGTGGGGTTGCCTCTCATAATCTGGGACAGGGACGAAGCCGGTACGCCGATTTTGGCGGCGACCTCTGCCAGCGATAGCCCGCGAGCCTTGCAAATCTGTTTTACTGTGTTTGTAATGTTCATATATCTACACGTTTGCAAATACGCTGCAAAGATATACATTTTATTTTAATCTGCAAATAACAAGGTAAATTTATTTTTAAAAAGAAATGAAGATAGAAATAAAGTTGAACCTATAAAATAAGAAGAAGATGAACAACACTGCATTAGTAAACGAGCTCTCTGCTGCCTACGTGAACGAGGTTGCAAAGACTATCAACGCGCAAATGTTCGCAAGCGTTGAAAACAAATTCGTCGTTTGGTCCTGGGGTCTTTCTCGCAGGTTTGCAACGGTCTATAAAAATATGCCTGCTTTAGGTCTTCGCGTCTCTGGGCTGCTTCACAAAGGCTATGTCTATATCTGCTATAATGAAGGGCGCGACGTTTACGAGGTCTATTGCACGAACCTGAAAGGCGCTGTCAAAAAGTCTAACAATGAGGTCTATTGCGATAACCTGGGCTTTGTTCTCGATGGCATGATAGAAAGAGACTACAGCATGAGCGACGAAACCTACAAGGGCAAGGCCCTGCGCGACAGCGCCAAAAAGATGGGTATGAAGGTAATCTAAAATATAAGGCCATGTCAAAAACTACTCTCTACCTGATTATGAAAGAATCAAAGCGGCAAATGCAGAAGAGCGGCGACAAAACAACGTCGCTCTACCTGCAAGCCGATTTCAATTATACGTGGGCGGTCTTCGCGCTGAAAGGCAAGGCGCAAGCGCACCGCGATATTTTGCAGGGCAAATTTGACCTGTACAAAGCCGCTTGCCTGAAAGAGGGGCGGCGCGTCGTAAGTCTCAAAAATTTTCAATAATACAGCTATGGCAAACACTATCACCAAAGAAGTAAGAAGCGCCTTTGTGAAGGGCGGCGGGGTCCATAACGCAACGGTCCGCGTGCAAGTGTCGGACGGTATCGGCTACCACATCATCGGCCTGCCTGACAATGCAGTAAAAGAAAGCCTTTTGCGCGTTATCACAGCGCTGCAAAGCATCGGGGCGAGGGTCCCGGGCAAAAAGGTTGTTATAACCGTCGAGCCGGTCGAAGAGATAAAGGCAAATTTCAGCTGCTTCGATTTGCCTATAGCCGTGGGCATTCTGCTTGCGAGCGGGCAAACGTCTTTCGAGCACGCCGGCGCAATCATTTACGGCGCTGTGGCTATTGATGGCAGCTTGCGGGCCGCTGGCTGCGAGGCTTCGGTAATTGACCGCGCCAGATTTGAAAAGGGGCTGTTTGTCGGCTCTTGCAATGGCTGCCGGGGCGTTTATTCAAACCGCAACCTTATAGGCTTTGAAAGCCTTCGCCACCTTGTCAGCTATGCCGAAACCTGCAACCTCTTACCGCTATGAGACAGACAGCAAACCGCGTGCGCTCTTTCACCGTCGAAGGGTATTTCAACGAAGACCAGTGCAAGGTCCTGAAAGCCGCCCTTGAAGGGCGCACATATCACAACTACAAGATATCGTACTCCCGTTCTGCGTGCAACTGCACGCTGATTGTCGAGACAGACTACCCCCACGGGCGGCTGTCTGATATCAAAAAGAGCTTTTTCTGGCTGGCCCTTTCAGAACTGGCCGAGCGCCCCACGGCCCCGGCCCTGACCCTCGAAGAGGTGCAGCTCGTCTTGCGCACCCTGACCGACGGCGAACCGGCGCAAGGCTTTGAAATCGAACCCCAAGAGAGCAAGGGCGCACCGCTTTTCAGGGCCCGGGCTTTCGTCACCTACGGCGACAACAACAAGCGCCTGAATGAGCTATATTTCAGGCTTGCGACGTGGCCGGGCAAGAGCGACTATTTCGACGGCTGCACGCGCCTGCGCTTTGGCTGTTCTTCATCTGCGCCCTTGTACCATGTAGGCGGGCGGCAATACGTGGACCAACAAAACAACCCTTACACGATATGAAACGAATTGAAAGATACTGCCAGGACGGCAACGCCCTTGCGCAAGTAATTCACGACCTGTACGCAAATTATGACACCATCACCATAGCATCTACCCCGGCCTGCGAAGTGGCCGGGTACTATGGTTTTGGCGTGAGCATCGACGGCAGCGAGTTCGAGAACGCCGTATTTATCGGCGGGCACTGCTACCGTCTGACAGAGGCGACCGAGCGCGACCGCTGCAAGGCTTGCGCCCTTCGCCACCTGTGCCCGGGCGAGGGCGGCGGGGCACGCTGCCAGCTGTTCGCCGGTGAGTTTGGCAGCGTGCAAGAGTTCGAGCGCTACCACTTTGAGAAAGTCAAAACCTACTGACCCGGGCGGGCCATCTGTGCCCGCCTGCGCTAAATCGGTGAATCGTACCCCGTTATTCACGAAAAAATGCCGCGCCCTGTCCTGCACCGGGGTGCGGCTTCGGTTAAATTTGCCGTACCCTTTGCGGGGTGGAGCAGCGGTAGCTCGTCGGGCCCATATCCCGGAGGTCGCAGGTTCGAGCCCTGCCCCCGCAACTACAAACACCCGTTAAACAAACAAGGAAATGAAAATCTTAACGCTCATCATCAAGCAGAAGTATTTCGACGAGATACTCTCTGGAGACAAGAAGACGGAGACGCGGGAGATTCGCCCGAACACCGCCAGCCGTTATGTCGAATTTTTCAACACCGAGACCGGGGCCGTCTATCCGAAGCCTGACGACGTGCCGCAGGACGCGCCGGTCGATGCCCGCTGCATCCAGTACGATGCCATCCGTCTCTTCGTCGGCTATGCCCCGGACCGCCCCAGCGCCCTCGTGAAGGTGACGGGTGCCGAGTATTTCATCCTCACGGACGACGAGGGGCAGGACATCATCTACACCCACAAGGGAAGGGAATATGTTGCAGCCCAGATTGACTACAGCCTGGGCGACATCATAGAGTCCAATGTTTAACCCCGTAATTCTTTACAGCTATGCCGAGAACTACCTTTTCCACCAGCAACTACCGTGGTGGCCGTCGCGGCCTCTCCGGTGACAACGGCCAGTTCCGCTCGCGGAACCAGGTGTACCGTCAGGTGCGTGCCGGTCTGGGCCTCTCCACTGGTTAGCCATGACTAACAGGGAGCACACCCAAGAAGTGATTGACTGGGTCCGTTCCAAGACGGATTCAGTCATTCTCTTCTACAGCGCGGGCAAGGACAGCATCGCGCTGCTGGACCTCGTGGCCCCCCATTTCCGCCGCGTGGTCTGCGTTTTCATGTACTTCGTCCCCGACATGGAGCACATACAGAAGTACATCGACTATTCGGAGTTGAGATATCCCAACGTGGAGTTCCACCAGGTCCCGCACTGGAGCCTTACCTACGTCCTGAAATCGGGCCTGTACTGCCAGCCAGACCCCGACGTGAAGCTGATGAAATTCTCCGACGTGGCCGACAACTGCCGCCTGCGGTTCGGCATCGACTGGTGCCTGTACGGGATGAAGCAGAGCGACAACATGACGCGGGGCATCATGCTCAGGGGCAAGGATTACGTGCTGGAGGCGATTCAGCCCAAGACCAAGAACGTCTATCCTCTGTCGAAGTGGGGCAACAACGAGGTACTGGCCTACATCAGGCAGCGCCGTCTCCCCGAGCCGGTCCGCTATTCGGAGCGCCAGAAGTCCCAGGGCCTGACCTTCAGCGAAGACTGCTTCCTGTACCTGAAGAAGCATTGGCCGGGCGACCTGCAAAAGATTCTGGAGGCGTTCCCCCTGTCCGAAGTCATCCTCTACCGGGCCGAGCACCGGGGCGACATGTAGAAGTACGATATCTATGCTTCTATAGCCTATTACAGGGATATATCTATAGTTATTAAATATACTACAAGCAAGAACATGGCAAAGAAATCGAAACCCGCAGCCGAGAACGGAGGTATCCCCGAGTGGCTGCAAAAGATACTGACCGCCTCCGAGACCGTCACCCTGATGCGCTCGCAGATTCACCCGGCAGACTATAACCCCCGCGAGATTGGGGAGAACGAGCGCAACACCCTCAAGAGGGGCCTCAAGTCCTTCGGCCTGCTGGGCGGCATCCTCGTGAACAAACAGACCGGCTACACCATCGTATCGGGCCACCAGAAGGTCAGCCTGCTGGACGAGATGGCCGGTTATCCCGAGCACGACTACGAGCTGAAGGTCGAGCTCATCGACGTGGACCAGAAGACGGAAATCGAAATCAACTTCTTTATGAACAACCCTTCTGCCCAGGGCCGCTGGAACGAGGGGAAGGTGAAGGTCCTGATACCGCAGATTGACCCCAAGCGGGCCGGTTTCAGCAATCTGGACCTTGCCGCGTTCGGAATCAAGATAGAGGTCCCCAAGGTCAACGAGATAAAGAAGGCCATCGAAGAGACCCAGAAGCCCGTGGAAGAGCTGAAAGCCGCCCGGAAAGAGGCCGTGAAGCGGGTGAAGCAGCAGGTAGCGGAGAAAGCCGCCGCCAAGGCCGCAGAGGCCGACACGTTCATAACGCTGTCCTTCACCACGGCCAAGGCCAAGGCGGAGTTCTGCGAGCGCTTCGGCTACGCGCCCGATGAGAAGTTCATCAACGGAGACGTGTTTGTGGATAGAATCGAGCTGGTGGACTGATACGCGCACCCGCGCCCGCACGTATATGCACGCATCCGCACCCCCGCGCATAAGTATTTATAACACCAGACAGGTGTATGTAAAGGGAATAATACCGGTAGTAATTGAAATAGAATGGAAGTAGAACCCAAGAAGAGAAGGAGGAAAGCATCTGAATCTCCATCATCGTCCACGTCGGCATCTTCAAAAAAAAAGAAGACCGCCGATGTCGCTGCTTCTGCTCCCACGTCTGTTCCTGAACCTTCTGCCAGTACCACGGTCACGGCCCAAGACCCAGCCCCTCAAAAGGCGACGAAGAAAAAAAAGAGCGGCCCAGGTCCAAAGGAGAAATTCGACTACGAGGACCCGGTTTTCTATGAGACCATTCAGGAGCTTGCTTCTGCCGGTTATTCTGATGCTTCTATAGCCTACGGCCTCGCTGATAAATTCGGGAAAAGCCTTACTCCAGAATCATTTAGCCGGTTCAAAAACGAAACAAATGACAATGGAGAGCCCACGCAGCGCAACATTTTAATAAATCAAGCCCTCACGCGCGGGCGGTCAGGCATCTTGCAGGCGGCACGTTCCACGTACTACCAGATGGCCCTCGGTCAGCGCAAGACTTCCATCGTCCGGCGCAACGCAGTGCAGAAGCGCTGCCCCTGTTGCTTCGAGAACGATATGACCCCGAAAGGGGATTGCACTCGCTGCGGTGGTACTGGCTGGTACTATCTCACGGACAAGGTGATTACCGAAGAATCCGAAATGGAGATAGCGCCCAACATGCAGGCCCTTGCGACGTTCTTGTACAACAATGACCCCGAATGGCGCGAGAATATCCTGCGCAAGAAGCGTGAAGAGGCCGAGGCCGCTGCTGCCGGTGGCGATAGCTCCGGCCTGCCTACGGCGGTGAATATCCGCATCACCTACAACCAGAAGGAGGACCTGGCTCTTCAGGAGAAGTTCAAGAAACCGAAGGAATAGACGTGAACAACAGGGAGCTGAACATAGATGGGACCCCGATTCTGTCCCGCATAATCTCCGCCGTAGCGATGGGGATTTATCATGTGTTCGTGTTCGAGGGCGGCTCCCGTAGCTCGAAGACCTATTCCATCATCCAGTTTTTCATCCAGTACGCCCTGACGAATCAGGATAAGCCTAACCGCGTCGTCATCGCCCGTAAGCGTGCGACGTGGTTGCAGTCAACCGTCTGGAACGACTTCAAGACCATCCTCATGTCGCTGGGCCTGCTCAGGTACTGCCGCATCAACAACACGTTGAAGATTATCCGGCTCGGGACCACGACGTTTGAGTTCATCGGTCTTGACGAGGTGCAGAAGCTCCACGGTCTCACCACCGATATCGTCTGGATAAACGAGGCGATGGAGGCGACCAAGGATGACTTCGACCAGCTGGAGCAGCGTACCACCCGCTTCTCCATCCTGGACTACAACCCCAGCGCGGAAGAGCACTGGATTTACGATACCGTCTGCCCGCGTCCTGACTGCTACTTCGACCACAGCACGATGCTGGACAATCCTTTCATCCCGGAGAACAGCCGCCGCAAGATTCTCTCCTACGAGCCGACCGAAGAGAACTACGCCAACGGGACGGTGGATATCCGCAAGTGGAAGATATACGGCCTCGGCCTGCGTGCGACCATCGAGGGCCTTGTGTTCTCGAATTGGGAGATTATCGACAGCATCCCGCCGTGGGTCACGAAGCGCTGGAACTGCTTGGATTTCGGCTTCACCACCGACCCGACAGCCGCCGCCGAAGTGGGATTCTACAAGAATTGCCTCTACATCGACGAGCGCTTCTACCAGACGGATATGCTCACCCGGGACATCATCAAGGCTGGCAAGACCAGGTGCAAGCCGCTGGAGTTCATCTGCGAATCCGCTGACCCCCGCCTCGAAAAGGAGCTCCGGCAGGGTGGGCTCAAGACGCACAGGGTCAAGAAGTATCAGGGCTCCGTGGAGGCCGGCATCGACTTTATGAAGTCCTGCCAGAAGATATACATAACCGCCCAATCCCTGAACGCTATCAAGGAGTTCAAGAATTACACTTACCAGCAGGACGCGGACGGCAAGTGGCTCAACGAGCCGGTGGATGATTATAACCACATCATCGACGGCGTGCGCTACGTCTGCCTTGAGCGCCTGATGGGCAAGCCCAGGACCGCAAAGCGGAAGACCGTGCCAAAGGGCACATTCAGATAGTTCATTCTTAAATACATACAGCCATGACACTTGAAGAAATCCTTGCAGTGGAAGATATCTCGAAGAAGATACAACTGCTCAAAGCCTACCGAAAGACCCCGCTCCCGAAGGTCAAGGAGCTGCGGGATGAGTGGGACCCCGACCAGCACGACGTTATGAACCCGTCCATCCGCAAGAAGCGGAAGGTACTGGTAAAGGAGGCCGAATACGGCGAAGATGACAACATCATCAAGCCCGCCATCTATCAGGAAGAGGACGTGAACCGCGTCGCCCTGCCCATCGAGCAGGAGATTGTGAACATTCACACGGCCTTCACCGTCGGCAAGGACCCGCTGCTCTCCTACAAGTCCAACGGAAAGAAGGAGGATGACCTGTACGCCGTAGTCCAGACCATCAACCGCGACAACAAAATCCGCTACCAGAACAAGCGCGTCACCCGCACCTGGTTCTCGGAGCAGGATGTCGTGGAGTATTGGTACGAGAAGACCGA